ATAGTCTGTGAGGCAGGTTGAAAAGGAGCAAAAGGATCGGGTCTTACAGGTTGTTGTGATTGATTATTCTGTGTAGTCTGGGAGGAAATAATACCAGGATTAGACCCTGCAGGTGCTGGTCCAATAGTAAACCCTTCACCAGTTCCGAGATAATTCTTTGCAGCAACACTCAGGTCTAACATATGGTTATCAGCGTGTCCAGCAACACCAGAACCCACATCATTAACTCTAATGATAGCACTCTTACCATTTCTGTTTGTCACCTTTAAGAGGAATGGTTGTTTAATAGTTTTCCCAATACCACCCCAGTTTGGATCCTGTGATGGTTGAGTCATGTTACTAGGTAACATTGAAATAAGAGGTGGGAATGCTGCAGCAGAGAATACATTGGAAAGATATGGTTCACCTGTTGATGTTGCAGGTAATCCTGCAGCAGTTTTAGCACCACTTGCATTGATGCCACCTAGAGATGGATCGTAGTGGCTAATCTTAGCTCCAGTGATATTAAGATTTTGAACAGAGCCAACTGGACCTGATGAAGTAAATGTAGTGGGGCCCTTACCTGTCTGCTGTTGATATTGTTGTGGGGTGACAAATTGTATTCCATTCCATACCATTTGTTTACCATTAACCATTTGTTGTTGTCCGGGTTGTAAATTTACCCTCTGATTAAACTGTTGTTGATTTAATCCTGTACCAGATACTCCCTTAGCAACAGGTGGTACCAAACCAATTTTCTTTTTCAACAACCCATACAAAGCTTTACCAGCCCAGTCACCAATCATTGATCCAAGGATAGCGCCAGCAAATGTTCCAGCCAAGGGGAACACAAGTGATCCGATACCACCTCCAATCCATGCACCGATACCACCACCAACCGCACCAACTACAGCACGATCTAATGGTTCGCCAAGTAAGAGATCAATAATAATACCCAGCATTCCCCCTATGACAGGGATCCGTTTAAAAATCTTACCAATTTTAAGAACTCTAGCTGCACCCTTACCCAATGCCTTTTTAGCTAAAACCTTCTTAGTAGCTTGTCGAGAAGCCTTAGCTGTAGTCTTACCTAATGACTTCGCTTTTTGTGATGCAATTGGTCCAATAGCACCCTTGACACCCTTCTTTAAAGCCTTCGCTCCAGAACCCACCAAACCCATTGCTTTTGATGCAATACCCTTGGCAAAATTCAATAAACCTCTACCAATACCACCAAACATTTTTTTAAATGCCGGTTTGATTTTTTTGAAGATCTTGCTTACCAACTTACCAGAAGCTTTAACTGCCTGTGACAACCTTTTGAAGGTACCACTTATAGTACCAGCAAATACTGTAGAGACTCCAACAATAACACTCTTCAAAAACTTGAACGGATTTGCAAAATTCTCCGTCAATGATGTAAGAAGGTCTGTTATAGTATCAATGTTGTTAATTGCCAACATTGCGAGACTACCCAACGCAATGTTTGTAAGGAAGTCGAAGATATTAAAATCCTTACCAACAGTCTTTACGATACCACCCAGTATTCCACCACCTTTCTTCTTCTCAAGTTGTTCTTCCTTGGCTTCAAGTTTATCCCTTTTACTCTTTGCACGTGCAGCTTTGTTTAATTCTTTACGAGATTTTGTCTCTGCTCTCTCCGCCCCAACCAGACTCTTGGTTGTCCTATTAATATTGTCTAGTTGTTTTCCAAGAGAATCAAACGATACTTTCTTATCAGGTGTAGATGTGGTACTGTCAGTCTGATTTTTATAGACACTATTAGGTAACTTAACAGTCTGAACCTTCTGGTGCTTAGGTTTTACTTTTGCCTTTCTACCTACATCTTGTGTCTTACTGTTTTTATTTGTAGATGGCTTACCTTCAGTCTTCTTCTTATTTTTACCCGTGACAAACTTCTTAGCAGTACCTTTATCTGCACCCTTGGCCCCTCCTCCCAACAATCCTTTTACTGCTCCCGCAGCTAACATATGTAATGCCATATCTTATCCCACGGTATTATAGATTGATTTGACGACAAGAATATCATAGTTACTATCATCCTCCGCATTAAACGAAGGTACTCTACCTTGAGCTGCTGATGCAGCACTGGTTGCATTTTGTTGGCCTGTTGGGACAGGAAGTACAGTTGTCTGCCTACCCTGTGATGTTGCGGGTGGTTCAACCTTTATCTGCACATTTTGTCTGGTTACCTGTGCGCCCGATGCCTGAGATGTTTGTGGTGGTACAGGAGTTACACCTACTCCCTTAGCTATTGCACCAGCCACATCGTTTGCAAACGTTCTGAACTTAGGAGTGCTTGTGAAGTCGTCACCATGCTTTTTCCTCCAGTATTCCATGACACCTAACTCTATCAGAGTTGCTGGTGTATCGCCAGACAGGTTGACAGTTAAATTATCTTGAGTACTTTCTCCATAATTACCAAGCTCAGGATTGGCTGCTTGGAATGCTCTCAATACATCAGCAATAGGGTCAGCCAAAGCAGCGTCACCACTATCACCAGTGATGGTCATGAACCCTGTTCCAACCTGCTTACCATAGGTAGCACTGTTAGGATTATAATCTATACCTGCATCGAAATGGATGGGTAGGATGTTGACACCCTTCGCTGCCATACTTCGGATATAATTGTCGTAGGTTTGATAGTCACCTGCCATCTCTGGAGTATAAACCTGTGTTCTCACTCCCAGTTGTCTCAGTCTTTCTGCAATGATACGAACAGCAGGGTCCTGACCCATCCTCTCCTCACCCATCGCACCAGTCTGATTGGATGCTGTGAAGGTATTACCACCAGGTGTGTCGGGAATGGATCTCGGTTTACGAGTATGATCTAAAGGAATGATGACATCATAGGGAGCACCACTCACCATACCACCATTAGAGAATCCAGGAACCTTACCAAACTTAGGTGTGTTATTCCCACCTGCAGCGGCGTTAGCAGCAAGAAGATTTTCAGCACCGTATGCATCTACAGCCTTCTTACTCATCATGATCTCACCAGGTTGAGCAGCAATCAGCTGTGTGTCATTACCCATCCCAGTGATCTTCATACCTGACTTACCATCAATGGCTCCTCCGTCAAACAGAGAAAGGTTATTAATATTGATTACTTCACCACCACCCTCTTGTTTCTGAAACAATCCAAACCCAGCAGGAATGTTAGGAACATTTGGTATTTTTATATGTGGAATGTTAGGGAAAGTGATGTTTGGTATAGGTATAACCTTTTGAATTTGTTTTAGTGCATTCTCAAGATCTTTTAAACCCGCATTAATTCCATCAATAATAGTATTGGTAGGGAAGAATATGATTGTACTTACAAAGTCAATTATATCATTCACAAATGGTATCAATGTGGAGTTAAGAAAGTCCGTGATACCCTTGAATGCTTTACCGGGATCTTTAATGAAATTAAGGAACCCTAGTACAGCACCTCCCAACAATACATTTGTAAGGAAGTTACCTATCATATCAAAGATACTGGTGACAGGTTTTATTTTTTTCTCTGCAGTATCCTTTACCTTTGCTTTTGTTTTATCTTCTAGTTGCGCTTCGGTCTTCTTAAACCCAGCAGTCTCTTCCTTCTTGGCAGCATCTCTTGCAGCTTGTCTTTCAAACTCAAGCTTCTTTTTATTAATCTCTAGAATTTTCTGAAGGTTCTTCTCTATCTCTTCCAATGATTTGGAGAGAGGAAGTAATTGCTGTTGAGTATCCTCTTCTATCTCTGTCTTTATATTGTCAGGACTACTAGTCTCACCAGCAGAGAGAAGTAACTTATCGGACTGAACTTTCTTTGGTTTTGGGGTGGGTGTGGGTGTGGTTTTCTTCTCACCCCTGAACCCAGAGGCTGTTACCTTTTTCTTTGGGTTAAACTTACCCTTCTTACCTTTTGATTTCTTTAGTGCTTGTTTGAGAGCTTCAGTGTCACCTTCCTTCTCTTCCTTACGCTTACCAATACCTTGCGCAACAAAATATTCTTTTAAGAGTGTAGCAAATTGTTCGTAGTCTAACTCAGCTTCGTAATCCTCGATACCAAGTAGTTCTAATACTCTATCCTCTATCTCTAAACTATCAACCTTATCATCTTTCTTATCTACAGCTTCAGTGACTACCTTTACTAAGGCACTCATCTTTTTCTTATCTTCTTTCTTCTTCTTATCGTTATCCTTTACTTCTTTTTGAATAGATTTAATCAGTTCGTCTAGACCCGCTGGTTCCTCAGCACTATCCTTCCCTTGCTGCTGAAATTCTTGAATCAACTTCTCAGCAGCTGCCTTCTTACCACCAGTTTTGTTTGCGACCTTCTTACCCTTTGCAGGGCCCTGGCCTCTCACAATCTTCCTAGCCATTCCTTTGCTTCATTTTTTGTTCCTCATCCTCTAAGTGTTCTTGAAGTAGAGCAACATAGATGTCCCTTTCCCAGGGCATCATGTTTTCAATCTCAGTTAATGAATATTTATGGTACTGCATGAGGGCAAAGTTTAACCTAAAGTAATTCTCTAGGTCCATATGGACTAGGGCTACCCGAAAAAACTAGATAACCCTTCCAGAACAACAGTACTCTTGACTTTAGTGACAGGGTTCTTGATCTCCACTGTATGAGATAGTCGTGGCATGGTCTCAAAGAACTTTTCAATCTGTTTGAACTGAGCCGAACTCATCTGCTCTAAGAACTCGATGACCTCTTTCTTAGATACATCTGCAGTAGACCACACCTCTTCCTCATTGTAAATCTTATCGATACAGGTAGCGATAAGTTCAAATGACCTGTCCACACTACTATCTTCAAAGTCGAAATTGTTCTTAATAAATTGGTCCAAAGAAGGATACTTCATCTCCATCATCAGACTATCGTCAAGACGAATTTGTTTATCGTGGTTTGGATTCTCAACAACTTTAATATCTTCAAGGTCAATCTTCACAGGGATGGAGGTCTCACCATCGTCAGGAGCAATGATATTAACTTCAACCTCCTCACCGACAGACTTACCTCTGATATTAAGGAACAAGAACTCAATATCAAAAGTAGGTAATTCCTCTACCTTGATACCTCTTGTAGAGATACAACTTTTTATGACTGTCTTAATGGCCGTCGTGATGTGTTTAGTATCCTCACTTTCCAATGCGAGGACCAATAACTTCTCTTCCTTAACTAGGAATGGTCTAAACTTAATCTTCTGTTTGGTAGAAGGCAACTCAAGTTCATAAGTTGGAGTAACAATCTTTGGTAAAGGCATAATATCTTATAAAGATTTCAGTAATAATATTTAGTTGCGTTTTTTACGTTTTGGTGTTGGGATGCCAAGGTCAACTTCAGTCAAGACTTTAAACTCAATACCATTATCCTTTGCATACCCATCTGCAGCATTCCATTTGGCCTGGTTGATAGCGTAGGTTGTTGCTTCTCTGATAAAAGTCTTCGTAACCTTACCTGGTTTTTTCGTTGGTTCCTTACACTGTTTGGCGGGTTTAATTTCTATAATATATCGACATACCCTACCATCCTTGTGTCTTATTTGTACAATACCATCGGGATAGTATCGATGAACTCTATTATCAACTGGATGAACGTAAGGAATACTAAACTCCTCCGATGCATACTTTATGACAGAATCGTTCCTGTCACACCACTTGAGAAAGTGGAGTTCCCAACTACTTCTATAACATATGTTTCTCACATCCCCCATATATTTTTCAGGATGCAGAGGGTGGAACCTACCTTGATGGTACTTAGAATCCCTGGGCATCAGTTATACATAGTATAATAATAATAAGTATTTAGATGGCGGCCACTCAGGAAGTTCCAAATCCTACTCCGATTAAGACTCATCAACTTAGGAGTAGGATACTGAATGTCGCTACTCCGAATAATTATTTGGTGAGATTTGCGCCACCTGCAGCAGTGCAAGCTTTTATGAAAGCCAGGGGAGAATCTTATACTGATATAGGAACTGACATTGAACTAAGGTGTATTAGAACTACCACACC